CTTTGGAACTACTACAGTTTCTTCTGCAACAACTCGTAGACAAACCTATGCAGTCTATTTTTCATCTGCTCCTAGTGCAGACTTTGAACCAGATGAAAAGGTTACACAGGCAACTACTGGTGCAGTTGGACGTGTCGTAGATTGGGATTCAACAAATAACATTCTATACTTGATGCAAGAACAGTGGGCAAATTACGGTATAGATAGTAATGGTAACGTAACTACATTCAGTGGTGCGAATGCTATTACTGGTGCATCATCTGGTGCAGCAGGAACACCTTCATCTAATGCTTCTGATACAAAGACACTTGCTGGCGGTTCTTCCTTGACATTCACTTCTGGATATGCAAACCCAGAACTTGAACCAGATAGTGGTGACATTATCTACGTTGAAAATAGAAGACCAATCTCTCGTGCATCTGACCAAACAGAAGATATTAAAATCGTAGTGGAATTCTAAACAATGCAAAAAACCAATCTCAACGTCAATCCTTATTATGACGATTTCGCAGAGAATAAACAGTTTCATCGTATTCTGTTTCGTCCAGGCTTTGCAGTTCAAGCTCGTGAACTGACACAACTCCAATCTATTCTACAGAATCAGATTGAGAGACATGGACGCCATATGTTCAAAGAAGGAACAGTGGTTATCCCAGGCGCAATTGGATTTACAAATGAATACTATGCAGTAAAACTGCAATCGACTATTTCATCTACTGATATCTCTTCACAGATTGACGATTACGTTGGTAAAAGAATTACTGGAACAACCTCTGGTGTTGTTGCAGAAGTTATTCAGGCTGTTGCTGCAACAACTGATGACCCTATCACACTCTTTGTAAAATATATTCGCACTGGTTCAGATGGTGTTACTACAGTATTTCAAGATGGAGAAAACATCTCTGCTAACGGAACTGTAGGTTCATTTGGTTCTGGTGTTGACTCTGCAACTCTTCAAGCATCTGGTGCAACTGCAACTGGTTCATCTGCAAATATTGAAGAGGGTGTTTATTTTGTTCGTGGACATTTCGTTCACGTTCCTCAACAAAGAATTATTCTAGACAAGTATTCTGATAATCCATCTTACCGTGTTGGTTTGACAATCACAGAATCACTGGAAACTCCAGAAGAAGACACAACCCTTCTGGACAATGCTACTGGAACATCTAACGTAAACGCAAAGGGTGCTCACCGTCTGAAGATGGACTTGACCCTTTCTAAACTTGCATTAGATTCTGAAGATGATGATGACTTCATCGAAATTCTTAGAACGGACTTGGGTGTCATTCAAGAGAAAGCAAGAAACACAGATTACTCTGTTCTAGGAGAAACACTTGCTCGTAGAACTTATGACGAATCTGGTGATTACACAGTTCGTCCTTTCCAGATTGATATTAGAGAAACCTCAAACGATGGTTTGAACAATGGTATCTATGACCCAGGCACAATCACTGATGACAGGAATGCTGCATCTGATGAGTTCATGACAATTCAACTGTCGCCGGGCAAAGCATATGTTCGTGGTTATGAAATCGAAACAATTGCTCCAAGATATATTGATGTTCTTAAACCAAGAACTTTTGTAAACTATAATGCTGCGGTTACTCCAGTTGAAGTTGGTAACTTTATTCGTGTAACTAACACATACAGTTCTCCAGAAATTTCACCTTTTATCTCTGGTGATATTGATGAACCATATAGACAACTTGGTCTGTTTGATACTAGAACATCTTCACAAGGTTCTAAGTCTGGTAGTCAGATTGGTGTTGCTCGTGCAAGAGCATACGAAAACTTCTCTGGAACTTCTGCTGCAGATGGGGCTTTCGGAACGGATGCACAATTTAACTTATATGTCTTTGACATTCGTATGTTCACAAAACTTACAATGTCTGGAACTCCTTCTGCCGTCCCTGCTGCTGGTGAAAAAATTACTGGTGTAACTTCGGGTGCATATGGATATGTTGTTGCAAATGAAGTAGACGGTTCTACTGCATTGACTACTGGAACAACAATCACAGTCGCATCTGTTGTTGGTGTATTTACTGCTGGAGAAAAAGTAACATCTACTGGTTCTTCAGAAACAGATGAGATTCTAGAAGACTCTGGTAACACTGACTTGACAATTAGTTCAGTTGATATCTTTGACTTTAGTAGTGCAAAACAAACTTACATGCCTTCAACTGATGTTGGTGACCCAGACTTTACCTCTGACATTGTTCTTGAGAATGATGTTACTATTGCTGGTTTGATTAGTATTGGTTCTGGTGACTTGGATGCTGTAACTGGTTTCCAAACTGACTTTGCAACAGAACTCAAAGTTGGTGATGTAATTTCTATTCCTTCGGGTGCAAGTGGTGTTCTTGAAGAAAGAGTTGTGGATTCAATCTTTGGACAAACTCTCGACTTGGATTCTGATGTATCAAATGCAGTATCCTCTGTTGGAGTGGTTCGTAAGAGAGCCCAACTTCGTGACCAGAATAAAAACGTTCTTCTTCGTAAACTTCAAAAGAATTCAGTCAAGACACTCAAGACAGAACTCAACAACGGTGTGTCGGATTCACAAGTTACTATTCGTAGAAACTTCGTTGCACAGTCAAACTCTTCTGGCGAATTGAGTTTCTCTGCTGGTTCTAACGAAACATTCAATGCGGTATCTAACACAGATTATGTTCTGACTGTTCTTACTGCTGGAACTGGTGGTTCTGCCGCAGTTGGTGAATCAATTGATTTAGAAAACAATGACATTAGTGTAACTGGTGCTGGAACTGGAACTCTTCAGATTGAAGATTCTACAGACACTCCATTTGGAGATGGTGCAACAGTTCGTTTGGTTGCAACTCTTACAAGAACTACAGTTAATGAGAAGTCTAAGACTAGAACAAGAACAAATCAAGTTCTTGTTGATAATGATGGTATTGCTGGTGGTGCCGAATTTGGAACATCAGCTCATCATAAAGAAATTTCTTTGGGTGTTGCAGACGTTCACAAACTCTGGGCGGTTTATGACTCAGAAGATTCTTCAGTCAACCCAACACTTCCACAGTGGACTATCACTGGTGCAACTGGTAACTTCACTCAAGGTGAATTGATTACTGGTGGAACGTCTGGTGCAAAGGCACGAATTGTAAACACAATTTCACCCATCACATATGTTCCTATTAACAATACAGACTTTGAAGCAAGTGAAACAATCACTGGTGCAGAGAGTGGTGAGACTGCTACTCTGGATACATTTACTGACGGTTCTCGTTTGGTAACAAATAACTTTACACTTGATACTGGACAAAGAGATAACTATTATGATATTGGTAGACTAGTTCGTAAGGCAAACACAGTTACTCCACAAGGTAAACTGCTGATTGTCTTTGATTACTTCACACACGGAACTGGTGATTTCTTTACTGTTGACTCTTATAGTTCAATTGACTATAAAGATATTCCAACATACTCTGCAACTCGTGTTGACCCAGAGGTTGCTGAACCTACTGGTGAGTATGACTTGAGAGACACAGTTGACTTTAGACCTCGTGTTGCTGATGCATCTATGACTACTCAAACCATTCAGTCACAGACAGTTTACAAAGTTACTTCTATGTCATTCAACCATGAGGCACGTTCATTTGCTGGAACTGGTTCTTCGACTACAAACATTCCTAAAGATAACTCAAACTTTGTGTATGACTTTGATTTCTATGTTGGACGTAAGGACTCTTTGTTCCTTGCCGCAGACGGTAAGTTTAAAGTTGTAAGAGGTGCTCCTGCTGAGTCCCCAACAACTCCGAAACCACTTGACGATGCAATGAAGATTTCTGATATTACAATGCCTGCCTTCGTTGTGGACATTGGTGATGTATCATATACTAACGTAAACAATCGTAGATACACAATGCGTGACATTGGTAAACTAGAAGCTCGTATTGAGAACATGGAATACTACACTGCATTGAACCTACTTGAGAAGGATGCACAATCACTTCAGATTCAAGATGCTGAAGGATTCGATAGATTTAAATCTGGTTTCCTCGTAGATAACTTTGCTGGTCATGCAACTGGTAACGTTAAACATCCAGACTATAGAAACGCAATCGACATGCAAAATGGTGAATTGCGTCCAAAGTATTTCATGAAGGGTATTACTCTTGAAGAAGAAAATACAACTGATGCAGAAAGAACAAATGACCAATACCAGAAAACTGGTGATGTTCTAACTCTTCCTTATACTGATAAGGTAACAGTTAATCAACCATATGCAACTCGTATTGAAAACCTTAACCCTGTCCTTTCATTTGCATGGGCTGGTATTTGTAGATTGTCTCCATCTGGTGATGAGTGGTTTGAAACCAACCGTCTGCCAGATTTGATTATCAATAGAGAAGGTAACTTTGATACAGTTCTTGCTCAGAATGCAAACGCATTAGGAACAGTTTGGAATGCATGGCAGACTCAGTGGTCTGGTGTTACGACAACATCTTCAAATCAATGGAGAGACCATTCATTTAGTTCTGCTGCTTCTCGTTCTGTGCCTGGACGTGCAATTGTTAGAACTACAGTCACTACAGAACAGGGTGCAAGAACTAGACAGGGGGTAAGAACCACTGTTGTTCCACAGATTGATACAGAGTCGCAAGGAGATAGAATTGTATCTCGTGCATTGATTCCTTTCATTCGTGCCAAGAATGTAACCTTCACTGTCACTGGTATGAAACCTTTGACAAGAGTATATGCATTCTTTGATAAGTCTAATGTAAACGCATTGGTTACTCCTACAGGTGGTGCAGAAGGTGACAACTTGGTTACGTCTGCTGCTGGTAAGATTGATGGTGTGTTCAGAATTCCAGACCCAAATCAAAATGGTAACCCAAGATTTAGAACTGGTGACCGTGTATTCAGATTGACTTCATCTGCAACAAACCAAGTTAATCCAGAACCAGAAACATTTGCACAATCAATTTATTCTGCAACTGGTATTCTGAACACAGTTCAAGAAACTATTATCGCAACTCGTAATGCAAGAGTTGAAGTTCGTAACGTATCTCAATCAGAGAATATTACAAGAACTGATAGAAGAGATGACGTTGTAGGATGGTGGGATCCGCTGGCTCAATCCTTTATGCCCCAGGCAGAAGGTGGTGAGTATTTGACTAAGGTTGATATCTTCTTCCAAGGTAAGGATGAAGACCTTCCTGTTACATGCCAGATTCGTGAGATGGATAATGGATATCCAACCACCAAGGTTCTTCCTTTTGGTTCTAAGACACTTGAACCTGTTGATGTATCTCTATCTGATGATGCATCTGTTCCAACAACATTTACATTTGATGAACCAGTATATGTTAAAGATGGTGTAGAATACTGTATCGTTATCTTTACTGACTCTCAGAAATACTTTGCATGGATTTCACGAATGGGTGAAACTGATGTTGGTGGTTCACGTCTTGTATCTGAACAACCATACCTTGGTGTTCTCTTCAAGTCACAGAACAATACTACTTGGTCAGCATATGACCTTGAGGATTTGAAATTCAAATTGTATCGTGCATCTTTTGATACATCGAAAACTGGCACAGTTACTTTAACAAACGAAACACTTCCTGTCAAGACTTTATCTGAAAATCCTATCAGAACAATTAGTGGAGAATCTAAAGTTAAGATTACTCATCCAAACCATCACATGTATTCTTCTACGAATAACGTGGTGATTTCTGGTGCATCTTCTGGTATTTCGACAACCTTGAATGGTGCGATTAGTGATAGTGATAACTCTTTGACACTCACCTCTGATACTGGTTTCCCTAATTCTGGAACAGTTCATGTTAAGGTTGGTAGTGAAGTTATGTCTGGAACAATTTCTGGAACAACTATTTCTTCACTTACTCGTGCAGTGGAAGGAACTGCCGCCGCACATTCAAATGGTGCTGCGATAGACCTATACCAAATCAATGGTATTCCTCTGACAGAGATTAACAAAGAACATGTTGGTATTGCAAATATTCAGATTGACTCGTATACTGTTTCGACAACAACTTCGGCAACTAGTGATGGAACTAGAGGTGGAAGAAATGTTACTGCAACAGAAAATGCACTGATAGATACAATGCAAACTCTTGTTCCTGTAATCGAACATCCAGATACAAGTATTTCTGCAAAGACAAAGACAACCTCTGGAACATCTCCAAGTGGTTCACAACAGTCCTTTGTTAAACAGACTCTATCTCAGGCTGATATCATTCCGATTACTGATAACTATTACTTTGAAGACCCTGCTATTATTTGTTCACAAGTAAACGAAACAAATGAACTTTCTGGTAACAAGTCTTTTGAACTCATCTTTACAATGACTTCAAATAAAGAAAACTTGTCACCGATTGTTGACTTAGATAGAAAGACTATTGTTGCAGTCGCTAATCGACTTGACAATGTAGATACATCTTCTGATGTTTATCCTACTGCTGAGTTTGTTTCTGCAACAGAACCAGATGGTGATTCAAATGAGGCAATCTATGTTACTCGCAAAGCACAGTTGAAAACTCCTGCTACATCAATTAAAGTATTCCTTGATGCAGTTAAGTTTGACAGTGCAAGTATTGAAGTAATGTTTAAGGTTCTTCGTTCTGACGATGCATCTGACTTTGATGAAATTGGTTGGACATACTTTAACGACAACGGTTCTCCCGATACGAATGTAAACGCATCTGTTGATATAGATGACTTTATTGAAAGAGAATATACTGCAAGTGACCTTTCTGAATTTATTGCTTTCGCAATTAAGATTCGTATGCAAGGTATCAATTGTGCAGAACCTCCTCGTATCAAAGACCTAAGAGCAATAGCACTGGCAACATAACATGGCGGAATTTCTAAAGGTAAAAGACTATCCTCATCTCGCAAGGGATACCGAATCTCGTGCAGTAATAAACACAGATGTTTCTGCATATGAGGCTGCGGTTGCAAAATCTCGTGCAAGACAAAGGAACAGAGATGAACTAAGGGATGCAGTTAGAGACATAAATAATCTAAAGTGTGAGATGCATGAAATAAAGAATCTCTTATTGAAAATAGTGGATAAAAGTTAATGTCAGATAGAAACGCACCAGCAAGTTTTACCTTTGAAGAGTGGAGACTAGAATTCAATGAACTGGCAACAGATGTCGGTGATATTGGAAATCTTCCTGCTACAGTCAATGGTAATGCAGTCACAGATATTATTGAGGCAATTCAAGAATTGCAGAGTGGTCTTTCGACTGTCCTGCTACCCAATGTAATTGACTTTGATGATTCAACTGGCCCATCTACTTACAGAGTAAAGTTCGGCGATTCTGATGATTTACAACTGTATCATGACGGTAGCAACTCTATCATCACTCATGATGGAACTGGTGTTCTTAATGTTGATTCAACCAGTGGGGTTGAACTACAATACGGTTCATCTACAAAACTCGCAACGACAAATACTGGCGTTGACATTACTGGCAACCTAGATGTTACTGGTAATATTACCCTTGGTGGAAACATCACAATGGGTGATGCTGATACAGACTCTATTGATTTCAATGCAGACATTGTATCAAATATTATACCAGACGCAACTGGAACATATGACTTAGGTGCATCTGGTAAGGAATGGCAAAACATCTATCTTTCTAACGGACTGATTGATAATAATGGCATTACACTAACATTCCCAACTAATAGTGGTGCTGTTGCAACAGAAGGTTTTAGTGTTGCAATGGGTATTGCACTTGGGTAAGACTTATAAATAAAGGTATAAACAAAGGAAGAAATCAGAATGGCAAACAATTTTAAAAATTCATTCGCAACAAGTGTTAGCACTTCTAGTGGTTCTCCCACAACAGTCTACACTGCGAACAATGGTTCTGCCGTCAACTCAATTCTGATTGAACTTGATGTTGCAAACACAGGTTCATCTGCTGTTCAAG